ATCGAGGTTCAGACATGGGCAGACGGTACTGTTTGGTCATTACCGGAACAAACCGAGTATCTAATGAAACAAGAGGAGTTACCAAGTGTTTAATTTGGCAGATTACGAGACGGTTGAAACCCGTTTGGAGAAGTTCATCAAGGACTTTCCAGACTTTAGAATCTCAACAGAACTGGAGTCATTTCAGAATGATCGATTCATTGTTAAAGCGTACCTTTATAGAACTTTCGCAGATAGCGTGGCGTTTTCGACAGGATACGCTGAGGAGAAGGTTACTGATCGCGGTGTTAATTCAACTTCAGCGCTGGAGAACTGCGAGACTTCAGCGATCGGTCGAGCACTTGCAAACGGCGGTTATGCAGCTAAAGGCAAGAGACCATCAAGAGAAGAAATGAGCAAGGTTGAACGCCTAAGCGCTAAGGACATTGCAAAGGCAAAGGAAGTGCCAAGTTTTAAGACCAAAGAGGAAGCACTAGCTGCTGATCCTTGGAGCACAGAGCCAATTTATGGTGATGTAACACAACCGCAAGCAATTAGCGCAGCTGAGGCTATTGCCAATGTTCAGGACATCCTTGGTGGTACTAACCATGAGGAATGCGAACATGGCGACATGAAGTGGAAAGAGGGTGAAAAGAATGGACGCGCATGGGGCGGTTTCTTTTGTCCTGGTGGCAATGTAGCACCGGCTCAAAACTGCCCAACGCGTTGGTACAACCTTGCCTCATCGGGCAAATGGGAAAAGCAGAAGGCGAGAGTCTAATGGGATTTGTCGAAGTAAACATCAATGGTCAATGGATGAACCTGATGCACTTGACCTTGCGTTGTCAGTTATGTAATGAGGAAATCATCCTGGCTCATGTAGCAAAGATTGAAAACGCTGATGCTCCAGTCAATGCGACTTGGACGTGTAAGAAGTGTCATTCAATTAATGGCTAATCATCGAAAACATCGAGGCTATAGAACTCAAAAGGTTATAGCCGATTATCTGAAACAATGGTGGGAGTATGCCGATACCGCTGGCGCTGGTAGGCAAGGTGAGGACATTCTTAACATCCCTCATGTATCAATCGAGGTCAAGGCGAGGGCTGATTTCCAGCCTTTAGCCTGGATCAAACAATCAGCTGCTAACGCTAACGGCAAATTGCCAATAGTCATTATGCGATGCAATGGTCAGGGTGAAGATCCAGGCGAATACCTCATGTTTGGCAAAGTCAAGGACTTAATGCCATTACTTGCCAGTAAAGCACCAAGCCATGAGATTGTCAGATGCGACCAAGATGGAACATACTTATTCAAAGGAATGGAGTGTCCAACGTGCCGATCTATGAGTACAAATGTGTCAAATGCCAGATAAGCATGGAGTTAGAGAAATCAATCCATGAGGAGGCAGATCCAAACTGTTGTGGTGAGGCTATGCGCCGCGTTTACAGCAGCTTTGGGATTTCCTTCAAAGGTGACGGTTGGGGTCATCAATGAAACGAAACACCGCTCTGACCAGCACTTATGCAAATGAATTTGACAAGGCTGGTACGCTATCGTCGCAGAACCCATCAGGGGTTCAGAGCGACCCGCTGAGGCGGGTAGGTCGCTCGGTGCTAGTGGCTATTGGGATAACTCTGTTTACACCTGCTTACGCAGATTCACCTGATGTGGTAAAACAATTAACAATTAAAGAATATGCAGCTGTATTAGTAGATGATAAAAACCAGATGATTTGTTTATCTAAACTTTATGGAAAAGAATCAGCATGGAATCCAAATGCTGTTAATGGATCACATTATGGAATACCACAAGGTAGATCTGAGTACTTAAGAGATGCACTACCAGAGCAACAGATTCGATGGGGATTGAAATATATTGATAACAGATATGGCAGTCCATGTGCAGCTTGTTTGATCCAGGCTAAAGGCTGGAAATCAGCCCTAGCCTTGACCTCGATTGAGATACTTGGGATGTTGAGGATGTCCTCACCCTGCCGACCAGCGCCAGCGGTATCGGCATACTCCCACCATTGTTTAAGATAATCGGCTATAACCTTTTGAGTTCTATACCCTCGATGTTTGCGATGGTTAGCCATTGATTGAATGGCACTTCTTACACGTCCAAGTCGCATTAACTGGAGCATCAGCATTTTCAATCTTTGCCACATGAGCCAAAATGATTTCTTCATTGCACAACTGACATCTGAGAGTCATGTGCATAAGGTTCATCCATTGACCATTTACATTTACTTCAACAAATCCCATCAGACGCTCCTCAACTTTTGACGCTCCCATTTACCGGACGATGCCATGGAATACCAAACTGTTGAACATTTGGCTTCACCAGTTCTAGGCGCGTAAGTGCAGAAGAATCCGCCCCAAGCGCGCCCATTTTTTTCGCCTTCTTTCCAGACCATATCGCCATGAACACAACCCTCGGCATTTGTGCCACCCAAAACATCTTGGATATTGGCTATTGCCTCAGCTGCGCTAATCGCTGGCGGTTGTGTGACATCGCCATAGATTGGCTTGTTTGACCAAGGATCAGCAGCTAATGCTTCTTCCTTTGTTTTAAAACTTGGCACTTCTTTAGCCTTTGCAATGTCCTTAGCGCTTAGGCGTTCAACCTTGCTCATTTCTTCTCTTGATGGTCTCTTGCCTTTAGCTGCATAACCGCCGTTTGCAAGTGCTCGACCGATCGCTGAAGTTTCGCAGTTCTCCAGCGCTGAAGTTGAATTAACACCGCGATCAGTAACCTTCTCCTCAGCGTATCCTGTCGAAAACGCCACGCTATCTGCGAAAGTTCGATATAAGTATGCTTTAACAATAAATCGATCATTCTGAAATGACTCCAATTCTGTGCTTATGCGAAAGTCCGGGAAGTCTTTGATAAACTTCTCTAAACGGGTTTCAACTGTCTCGTAATCTGCCAAATTAAACACTTGGTAACTCCTCTTGTTTCATTAGATACTCGGTTTGTTCCGGTAGTGACCAGACTGTACCGTCTGCCCATGTCTGAACCTCGATGGCGCAACTGTTGCAGTAATGTCGTCGTGTCCCTTGACTTCTTGGGTGATTGCTTACCACCGTATAACTTGCAGGCTTTTGCCCAAGTAATGAATTAGCGCCAAATCGCACTTTGCAGTAATCACACCAAACTCCAGGGGCTGATTTAATAACTGTCAAGGTCAGCCCAGTCAGTTGATGCAATTTGTCCAGCGAGCGCAATGTATGCTGCGCCGTCTTTGTAACTGTCTGAGTGGTGTGGCGTTTCTTGTAAGCGTGAGACTTTGACAAGTGCCATACAGATTGCGACTTCGTGAGGCTCGATGTCGCGCTCAAGATAGGCGCTCCAGAGTTTGGAGATTCGAAGGTGATTGAGAGCTGCCAAGCCGTAATCTTTACCTCTGTCTGCAATGAGGTCTTTTGCTTCGTCAAGGATGTCATTAGCGCGCATTAACACTCACGCGCTGACTGCTCTTGCCAATTACCAAGCCTTCGCGCTTGCCTTCCTCGAAGCCTTTGCCCCAACCAACGATAAACCATAAAACATTAGCAAGTAGTAATAACACAATTACTGGTACTTGTAGATCCATTTGATTGCTCCCGTTCTTGTAAGCATTGTTGCTTACTGGATTACGGTCTCACATTTGGCAGACAATTACACGTTAATTTTGATAACGAAACGATAACGATTCGCCCTCATCAACCGCATCATCAAGTGATCGTCTAATGTCTGGCGTGAAGTCGTCCATTAACCCCAGCGCTTGCCTTGATAAATGAATGATCCGTCTTTAGGGTCAATCGGGATAAGTTCAGGCGTAAAGCGCTTGCCATGCAAAGTACCTACAACAAAGCCCATCTGCCAGTTCGCATAACCCTTTGTGTAACCCATACCCGGGCTTGAAAGGTCTACTAGGTTGCCAACCTCAACACCCCACACAATACGCCCATACTTGCCTCCAGAGGCTTCTGAGTGGGCTGATAGCCCAAGTCTGTGAGTATGTCCAGATACGACTGATTTACCCATGCGTACAGCGCCGTTTAGGGCTGTTTGTCCAGGTTTATTTGATAATGGAAAAGCGTCTCCATGGCAAGTATGCCAACCAGGAGCAAAGTCGAAGCCGTTTGGATGGTACTTAATACCAGCCTTGTCATAGCCCATAAACTTGTCATAACGCAGCTCAGGCAGGTTCATAAATGCTGGGAGTCTGCGAGATAAAGACTTGTAAACACGCGCTCCATGATTGGAGCCAACAACGTCAGTAACGCCAAGATATTCAAGAATCTCTAAAGTGAGTTTGCGATCCTCATCGATGTTGCCTTCTACCTCTTGCCATGGTTGAGCGAAGCCCCCCAGTTGAGGAAGGTCAATCTCATCACCGATACAAATGGTTTGGTGAGGCTTGTAAGCCCTTAAAAACTTGCCTAGATTCTTGACTGCTGCTTCATGAAAGAACGGTGCCTGAATATCTGATATCCAAGCAATTCGTTTTACTGTCATTAGTCCTCGTCGTCGTCCTCATAGTCACCAAACCGCTCTGGCTCGATAGGGTCTGGCAAAATCCAACCTGGATACGATTGAACGTCGGTAATCATGAACAGCGTGATTCCCTCGCTAAAACCTGCTTTGCGTAAAGATTTATAGTATTCATGTAAACCGATGCAGTAAGCATCCAGTTTTGAATAACCTTGTTCCTCTAGCGCCTTGGTAGGTTTCTTTGCCATGTGGATAAGTGTCCCTTACTTCTTTAGAAGTTCCATCATCTGTTCCTGGCGTGTCTCTATTCTTGCCAATCGGTCAGCGAGAGATGATCCACCATTCGGCGTAAGAGTCCACAACCAACCGCGAACCAAATAACGCAAACCGCCAACAACAATAGCAAGCGTCGATGCAATGGCAAGTACAAGCCCTGCCCAATCATTAGCGGTCACCGTAGACCATAGGCTTCATCTTTAGGATTTAGCCAACGCATAATCGGTGGGATTGTTGCTAGAGCACCGGCATAAGCGATGTTCTTAGGGTCAGTCTCGCCGGCAGCGACAAGTGCAAGAGCAGCTGTTAGGAACGCTCGTCCCCAACTTGCTAACATCTTTTTCAGGTCTTGTGTCATCTGTTCCTCCTAGTAACGGGATGTTAAAAAACTTCGAATCCGTATCGCCAGCCTTTGTAAAACTGATGTGGATGTGTTTGATGTGTGGATTGACTCCCGTGTACTTTCGCCAGCGCCAGAGGCTTCGAGCGCTTGCAATCTTTTTGTTAAAGATAACATATGCAATGCGTTTATCTGTTCGGGCTGCAATTCGTATCTGGTCGGCAATGTAAGCAGCTGTAGAGGACGATCGGTCGAAATCAGCATCGAGATCGATAGCGCGGACATACCCTGTACTACTGTCAGGGTTATGATCGCTCTTTCGGGTTGAATGCCGGGCATCTCCGATTGTGCCGTCAGAGTCACGCTTTCTGTCAGGATAAGCATCGTCTGCCTGTTCTCTTAA